GTATGGCCAACTTCTTGGGCCTTACCGTCAACCAACCAGCGGCAATGGATCATCACTGCTGAATAGCCTCTTTGGGATTCATTCTTAAGAGTAACGATTATTTTTGGGCGAAATTCGTCGTAATATTTGGCGTTAAATGCCCGATCAACTGACAAAACCAACCCTTCCGCAGCTTGCGCTTTTGAAAACGGTTGGGCTACCGCGATAAGCATCGCGCACCCCATCAACGCGGCAATAATTTTCATCAGTCTCTCCCGAGAGATTAAAGGGTTAACCGATCAATACGCCGTATCTAATCGACAACTAACGCTGTCGTAATCGAACATCGACGTGGTCCAGACAGCGGTAGAAGCCTTTTGTTGGGCGGCTAGGTTGAGGATCAGGTTACCCTTAGTTTCTTGGGCCTTGCCGTCTTTCAACCAAGTGCAATCGATTACCACTGCTTTATAGCCTCTTTGCGATTCATTTTTAACACTAACGATTATTCTTGGGTGGAATGTGTCGCCGACGAATGGGGCGTTAAATGCCCGATCAACCGTCAAAACCAACCCTTCCGCAGCTTGCGCTTTTGAAAACGGTTGGCCTACCGCGATAAGCATCGCGCACCCCATCAACGTGGCAATAAATTTCATCAGTCTCCCCTGAGAGATTAAAAGGACTTCACTTGGCTAATCTTTTTGACACTGATCACGCGGCTGAAACGGAGCCAGAGAAGATCGTAGCGGGAGACCGCCTGATTTTCAAACGGACTGATTTAGGCACGGACTACGCCAACGGCAGCTATACCCTCAAATATAGCGCCCGGCTCGAAGGAACAGGCTCGACCGAGATAGAAATAACCGCTTCGGCATCGGGTGTTGATTACCTCGTCGAGGTCGCTTCGGCGACTACCGCCAATTACACGACAGGGACATACCGCTGGCAGGCTTATATCACCCGCACCAGCGACAGCCAAAGGCTCACCATTGATCAGGGAACGTGGGAGGTTCTCGCCAATAGAGATGCCGCGACCACTGACCCTCGAAGCCATGCCAGGATCATGGTTGAAAAGATCGAAGACATACTTGAAGGCCGTGCCGGAGCTGACGTTAGCTCTTATTCAATCAACGGGCGCAGTCTTACTAAAATCCCAATACCTGAACTGATGCAATTTCGTGCCAGCTACAAGTCAGAATATATGCGGGAGGTTCGCAGGGAACGCGCTCGGAATGGTCTCGGCACTGGGTCAACCGTGCATGTGAGGTTCTGATGGGTTTATTCGACCGATTATTTAAGAGGAAAGTGGCTCGCAAGAGATCGTTTACAGGCGCAGGCGCTGGAAGATTATTTGCAGACTTTGCGAGCATGAGCAGAAGTTCTGACAGCGAGTTAAAGCCAGCGCTGCGGACCCTCCGCAATCGGTGCCGGGAATTAGCGCGAAATGATGAATATGTCCGCCGTTATCTTCAGCTACTGAAGACAAATGTCGTCGGCCCTCATGGCGTAAGCGTTCAAGCCAAAGCGAGGAACACAGATCAATCACTAGACGCGCCGGGTAATAAGCTCGTTGAGAAAGCATGGTTTCAATGGAGTAAAGCGGGCGTTTGCACCGTCGATGGGCGCTTATCGTTTGTCGATGCTCAACGCCTCGTCATTGAAACTCTCGCCCGTGACGGTGAGGTGCTGGTCCGACTTATACCCGGCGCACCTAACAATGATCGGTTTGCCATTCAGTTTTTAGAGGCTGATCTCCTCGACGAAGAATTAAATATCAAGCTCGATAACGGCAATGCCGTTCGCATGGGTGTCGAGGTCGATGAGTTTGGGCGGTCGGTCGCATATCACCTATTGCGTGAGCATCCGGGCGACCATGAGTTTTCTAATAGCTACTCTCGTAAGCACACAAGGGTTGCTGCAAGTGAGTTGCTGCACATCTTCCAAGCTGACCGTCCGCATCAAACGCGCGGCGCACCGCCAATGGCGGCGGCAATCAACGCACTTAAGATGCTCCACGGCTATCGCGAAGCCGAACTCGTCGCGGCGCGAGTAGCGGCGGCTAAAATGGGCTTTATCACATCACCTGATGGCGACGGGTATAGCGGAGATGACCTAGAGGATACGCATACGCCTATTATGTCGGCAGAGCCGGGGAGTTTTGAACAACTTGCTGCGGGGCAGTCGATTACAATGTTTGACCCGACACACCCGACCACGGCCTTCAGCGACTTTCATAAAGCGGTATTGCGAGGGATTGCCTCGTCTTTGGGTATTTCTTACGCAGCCCTGGCGAGTGATTTGGAGAGCGTTAACTACTCCTCAATTAGACAAGGGGCGCTTGATGAACGCGACAATTACAGAACGCTGCAAGCGTTTTTGATAACGCACTTCATTGAGCCGGTATTTCAAAGCTGGCTGACGTCGGCAATGACCTCTGGCTCTCTACCGTTGCCGATGACCCGATACGAAAAGTTTTCGACCTCGATCATTTACCGCCCGCGTGGCTTCAGCTGGATCGATCCGGTTAAGGAAATAAACGCGCAAGTCACCGGTATCCAAAACGGACTGCTTTCGATGCAAGACGTGGCCAACCACTACGGGGCAGATATCGAGGACGTATTTGAATCAATCCAACGCGAGAAGGAATTGGCCAAGCGTTACGGCATTTCACTCGCATTCCAACCGTTCGGCGATATCGCAAAAGCCGAACCGATTGTGACCACCACAGAGGATTAAAGCTATGGAAGACCAAGAAACCCCTGTCGCAGAAGCGGCAGAGGAGGCTCCCGCTATGCCTGAAGATGAACGGCGCGAGACCGTCGAGCTTGAGCATCGCTCAGTTGAGGTCCGCAAAGATTGGATGGATCAGGAAAAAAGAACTGTCCGCATTGCGGTGAGTTCTGAGGAGCCAGTCGAACGAGATTTCGGCTTAGAAATTTTAGAACATAGCGCAGAGGCCATAGACCTTGAGTTTTTAGGGTCGGGCCGTGCGCCATTGCTGCTGGATCACGATCCCAGGCAGCAAATAGGGGTCATCGAAAGAACTGAAATCGGGTCAGACGCGGTGTTGCGGGCTGATGTGCGCTTCGGAAATGGCGCACTCGCCGACGAGGTTTTTCAAGATGTAGTCGATGGTATCCGAGCGAACATTTCGGTCGGGTATCGCATAGACAAAATGTCCAAAAACGAGCGATCCGACGGGACGGTCGAATTTCGTGCAGTTGCTTGGACACCAATGGAAACGTCAATCGTTTCAATCCCAGCCGATAAGTCGGTCGGAATTGGACGGTCGGCAACAATTAAACCAACTGTGAAAAAGGAAATTCCAATTATGGAAAATGAAGTAGACGTCGAGGAAGTTCGAGCAGAGGCAGGTGAATCTGCGCGTGCGGCTTACTCAAAACAAGTCACTGAGATAATCGCGCTCGGTGCGAAGCACAACAAACGAGACCTTGCGGAAGATTCTATCGGCAAGGGTTACTCAATCGAGCAATTCCGTGGATTGCTTCTCGAAAAAATCGGTGATGCAAAGCCGCTTGAGGTTGCAGAGCCTGAATTAAACCCGCGTGAGCGTAACGAATATTCATTGATGCGGGCTATTCGTGCCGCAGCATCCAATGATTGGCGCGAGGCTGGCTTCGAGCGTGAAGTGTCAGACGAAATTGGTCATGTCTCTGGACGAACGGCCAAGGGTTTCTTCGTTCCAGGCCACGCATGGGGCCAACGTGATCTTATCGCCGGTTCTGATGCCGACGGTGGTCACTTGAAAGGCGTCAACCACATGGGCAGCGAATTTATCGAAGCCCTGCGTAGCCGCCTTGTTGTCGGCTCGATGGGTGCTCGCGTGATGAGTGGCCTCAAGGGTGATGTATCGATCCCGAAAATGGCGACCGTTGCAGCAGCGGCTTTCGTTGCTGAGAACAATGCCGTAGCTGAGCAGAACCAGACCTTCGGCGAATTGGCTCTCGTGCCTCGTACTCTTGGGGTAATGACAGACATCTCGCGGAAGCTGATGCTGCAATCTGATCCGTCTGCTGAAGCAATCGTAAGGAACGACCTGCTGAATGCAGTCGCGGCGAAGATCGAAAGCGTATCCATCGCTGGTGGCGGAAGTAACGAGCCAACCGGTATCACGGGCACTTCGGGCATCGGTTCAGTGGCTATCGGAACTAATGGTGGGGCACCTACGTTCGCTTCTGCCGTTAATTTGGTGAAGGAAGTTGAGCAGGATAATGCTGCAATTTCTGGAAGCATGGGCTACTTGACGAACGCCGCAGTGAAAGCAAAACTTTCATCCACCGCAAAAGTGGCAAGTTCGGATTCAGTAATGATTTTGGATGCACCTTGGACGGAGCTTTATGGATATAAGTTTGGCGTCACCAATCACGTTCCGAGCAATCTCACTAAAGGGTCAACGTCTGGCACCTG